CCTAAAGTTGTAGCAGGAAAACCTTTTACTATTGCCTCTATTGAAGCGATACTATTAAAAGTAATTAGTGAGTCAAAGTTCTCTTTTATTAGTTGATCTTGTAAAGAAAAGCTTTGTCTATCACTTCTACTTGCCTTTGGTCTTAATACAACCTCTCTGTTTGTATGTTTTTTTGACTCTTTTAAAAATCTTTCAGTCCATTCAGCAGCGTCACCACCAAAATGATTAAATACTTTTTGACTAGGTGGCACTAGTAATATTCTATTTGTTCTTGCTCGTCTAGTATAATGTTGATTTGCTCTTAAACCTAAACCCATTGTATCAAATCTCTGGTCAAAAATGTGTTGTTCTTTGTGATGAAAGGTCCTAGGCTTTGCTTTTATAGGATCGTTTTCATATTTTACACCCCACGTAAGACCAAATAGTTTTTTATAAATTTGAGAACCAGATATATGATTTAAAGTTTGTAAATTATTTTTAGAAATTCTATGCCATTTTTTAGTTGAAAAGTTGCCAAAATAACCTGTGTCAATATAATAAAAATCTATATTTTTTTCTATACATTTGTGAATAAGTGGTGATTTACCAAGACCTCTAAAAATACAAGGCGATTTATCCTTATCTAAATCTAGTCTTTCAGTTCTAGTATATTCACAATCAGTTATACCTTGAGCACAAGCGGCTATATAAGGGTCTGTTCTATTCTTACCTTTTTTTTCTCTTTCGTCTGCTTTATCGGTTGCCCAATCTACTGCTCTAATCATTTTTGCCTTTCTAAAAATTTTTTAAAGTAATGACCTTTTTCTATTTGATCTAAAGTCCAATGACTTTCGCCAAGGCCGTGTAAAAATTTATCTCTATCTAAATCGTAATTAGGGTTTTCAATATCTTCTATTTTACCAGCGTTCATAGGTGTTAGATAACCTGTCGGGTGAGTTACAAACAATGCCTTACCCTCTATGATTGCTGGCGCTCCAGATGAAGATGTAAATACAACAACAGCATAACTATCTTGTACCTCTTGTATTAAATTAGGATAGTTGTTTCTAGGAGAGTGAATATCAAAATCTTTTATATCGTTCTTTGCTGAATATAATTTTTTAATATCTTCTTCAGCTGTAGGATGACCCATACCACTATGAGTTCTTACAACAATATATCTATCTGTATATTTTCTTAATGTCTTTGCCGTCTCTATGGCCCAATCAGCAGCGTTTACACCGTGACCTGAATAACCACCCTCACCTCTATTACAACATATGTAAATTTTTTTACCTGTTTTTGTATATGGTTTTACATCTATACCACAGGTGTTTCTCATATGTTCCCATTTATCAGGTTTAGGGTTATCATTAAAATAATTTGTCTCATTAGGGAAAACTTTACCATAAGCAATTCTGACAAATGATCCGTGTAAGTGTTGTCTTACTTTTTCATATGAGTTTAAAACATTACTATCAAAATACCATATTTTTCCAGATGGTTCATATCTTTCTATAAGTTTCATTCTTAAATGTAATCCAACTCTTTCTGCTTTTTTAGGATATGTTCTCTGATAATTAAAACAAAATACGTGTGAGTAACCATTTTTAACGGTTGAATCAGGTACTAATTCTGCTCGCCAATTATCATTAGCTAATTGACCAACACCCTTAGCAAAGGCCTTAACTAAATCTGCTTTATAACCAGCCGCTGTGGTTGTTTGTGTATAAACACCTATCGTATTCATTATAAATCTATTTGAGTTGATTCTTTAAAGGTATCAAACCATTCGTCAGCATAGTGACAATCTTTATAATTTTTAAAATAAGGACCGCCCTCTGTATAGTGTACTAATTTAGCGTTCTCATTATACTCATATTCACCAACTAAATGATTCCATTCTACACCTAAATTACCAATTAAATCTTCACTCTCTAGCCATTTAAATTGATGTAGTTCTAAACCTGTGGCACTATTCACATAATCAGGAGATAGTGCTGTACATTTAGCGTTATTAAATATCATCATACTTGACCAGTTCTTTTTAGGGTATGGTGTTTGTGGTTGATTCATAAATTTAATTGTACTAGTAGGTGTGTAATCGTGTTGTACACATTGTACGGCATACTTTGTAGTTCTTAATCGCCATAGTTCAGCAATGTTGGCTCTCGATAACATATCACAATCCATAAAAATAGCGTGACCAGAATAATTACAAAGATAAGGCACAAGAAATCTACTAAAGGCAAACTCGGTAGATTGTATCTTTAATCTTTCTCTAACAAATATATCTTTTATATTTTCTAGTCTAATTGGTGTAATAGAAATAGGTTGTGTTGAGTGTTTTAATAAACTATGTGATAGTGTACTAAAAGCCACCTTTTCATTATTATCATAACCAACAAATATTCTAATCATATTAATATTTTCTAACTATATGTTTTCTTATTTCTTTTAAGAAAAACTCCATTTTATCTATGGCTCCTATTAGAGTAGGGTCTGTAATGTATTTATTTTGTTCTTTTAACTTATCGTATTCTCTTAAAGGTATTGTAACAGACCTTTGTTCGTTTTCATACGTTAAATCGTGGTCGTGTGTATCTCTATCTACGTCATACTTAGCACCATTTTCGTCTGTATAAACTTCTTCACTCGCTTCAAATTTTACATCTTCTTCTGGAAATAATTTAGTCATTTTATCCTCACTTGTTAACGTGTTGTCCTACTGACTCACGTTTTATATCATTATGGTCAAATTCTGCCCAATATAACTCAAAGGCAACTCCGTCTTCCATACCAATAAACTGGTGAAAGACGCCTGGCTTGACCCTCATAAAATCGCCAGCATTCAATATTGTTTCGTCAACTAAATCATAATCATTTTGCCATACTTTGACCATCATCTTACCTGACTCAACAAAGAATCCATTCCACTTAAACTCGTGCTTGTGTTTAGAACAAGCGACATCTTTTTTATATTCTATTCTATGAAACTCTAATACGCCATTAGCGTGGATCAATTCAGTTTGACCCCAAATTTTACCTGCTTTCATCTTAACATTTCTCCTGCGTCTTTTCTTCTTTTACCTTTTAGGTGGTCACAATACTCAGCCATATAAGTATCAGGCCAAGGATTACCAACCTTGTTAACTTTAGGTGCTAGATTATGAGTTCTAATGCCGTGTAGATACTTTCTTCTAACACAATCCCATACATAACTATCGTGCCATTCTCTTTCTTTGAACAACAAATCTTTTGTATAGTATCTTCTTAAATTATATATAAAACTTTTTGTAATAGGTTCTTTTAAGTTATAACCTACAAAACCACATTCACTATAATAACTTGGTCTATCTATAAATGATACAGCACAATCTTTAGGTAAAAACTTCTTAATCACTTCTTTTTCTGTTATAGTTTTCTTAAATATAATATCAGCGTCAACCCAAAATACATAGTCATAATCACAATCAAGCATTAAATGAGTCTTAGCAAATATCTTATAAGCAAACCGTATGGCGTCCATCTTATAATCTGTCGTAGTATCTTTACCTTTTTCATATTGACTATCTACATTTTTTGGTGAGTTTCTATCAATAAACTCTTGTAATTCTGGATTGTATTTGTTTATGTCTCTAAAAAAGATACCCTCTTTTGCTGGGTGCCAACCCTCGTGGTAAACATATAGGTCAAATGGCCAATTATATGACTCAATAAACCTATGAGCATAATAGTCGTATAATCTTTTATTAAATGTTGTTACTAATGCTATTTTCATAACCTGCCCTCATAATATAATAACTATCAATAACATCTGTTACCGGATTGTTTAGTGTTTGTTGGTCAAATGCTTTCATTAAATCAACGCCTTGTGTTCTTGTAAATGCCTCATACATTTTTTGTTTGTCGGCATTGCCTTTACCTGTTGCCAGTTTTTTGACGACACTAGGTACAATTGTTTTACAAGTAAATTTTTTTTGTAATCTATATTTAAGAATACCACCGTTTTCAGCAATCTGAAATATTGCTTGACCTTTAGAGCCATAAGAATAACCCTCAATGAATACGTGTTTGTTAGTTTGTTTTTTGTGAAGTGTGTCAAGTATATGTAATACCCAACCAGATAAATTACTAAATCTTTCAATAGGACTTTTCCACTCTTTGTGTTCATAACCAATAACATTCTCTAACATCTTTCCTATGTGTTTCTTTTTACTTGTTAAATAGTAAAAATAACAATCACTAAACGCTGTGCCACCATTTGTTGATATACAAATAGCAGGACTATTTAAACTATAATCAATTCCAATTATCGTCTTCGTCTTCGTCTTTATTAACCCACTCGACATCATCTTCCTCATTATCTATTACGTGACCACAAAAAGGACAAGTTTCAGGATTTAAATCTTGTTCTTCCATATCCCATTCTATGCTATATTTAGTCTCGCAATGAGGACACTCTTTTTTAACTTTATTCATTATAGTTTAAAGGATTTAAATTGATCTTTCTTTACGTCTTGTTTAATACCACCGATAACATAAGACTCAATCTCTGTTTCTTGTGGAGCATTTTGTGTTGACCTACTATTCAACCAATGATCTGTCCAAGGTAATGGATTTGTTTTTTGGTCGTAAGCAGGTGTTAGTTGTATACCTTTCATTCTTCTATTAGCGGTATATTCTACAAATTGATGTAAAAGTTTTTCTGATAAACCTATCATTGAGCCTTTACTAAACAAGTATGTTGCCCAACGTTTCTCTTCCTGTACAGCCTCATCATACATTTTATAAACTTCTTTTTCAGTTTCTTTTATAATTTTTATAAAGTCTTTATCGTTTTCATAGTCTTTCCAATTATTAATAATTCTTTGTGACATTGCTAAATGTTGGCTTTCGTCTCTAGCAATAAAAGATATAATCTTAGCAGAGCCTTCTAATTTCTTTAATTCGCCAAAAGCAAAACTACAAGCAAAAGAAACATAAAATCTTAAACCCTCTAATATGTTTACTGACACCATAGCTAGATACAATTTCTTTTTAAGTTCATATAAATCAACCTTATCTGGTGTTAAAGTCCATTGATAACCCATTTTAATTAAGTCATCATAAGTTTTTGTAACACTAGCCGCTCTATTCTTTATCTTCTCGTCTTCTATGATTGTATCAAATACATCACTAGGTTGTGAGTATAAATTTTTAATTATATATGTATAACTTCTACTATGTATTGTCTCTATGAAATCCCAAGTAACAATACATCCTTCTAATTCTGGTAGTGAACAAAAAGGTAAAAATGCCAAACAAGGGCCTCTACCTTGTACACTATCTAACATAGTTTGGTATTTCAAGTTAGATGTAAAAATAAACTTTTGTTCGTCTCTTAATTCTAGGTAATCGTTTCTATCTTTTTGTAAAGATACTTCTTCAGGTCTCCAAAAATAACCTAATTGTTGTTGGTTTAATTTATCAAATACAGGATACTTCATTGTATCGTATCTCTGTATTTGTAAGTCTTCACCAAAAAACATTGGTTGTTTTGTAGCGTCTAAACCTACATTTTTATTTAAAACTGATTTACTCATTGCTGTCTGTATTTTTTTCCTTTACATCTTCTCGTTCTTTATCTTCATAAAAGTAATCATTACTATCACCAAACGCCCATTTTTCCTCTTGTTCACAAAAGAAGTATCTTGTAGAAACTTGAAAGTCTGGTATTTTTAATTCTTTAGGTGTTAAACTTTGTTCAAACCATAACATTCTATTATTAGGTTGAGCAAAGAATTGACCATTATCTAGTTTGCCAAAGTTATGTTGTTTATGTTCGCTAGGCACCTCACTTGTACCTGTGTTTACACCATTTGGATCACCGTGGCAACTATCTATTGTAAATAAGTATTCACCACCCATTTTTTTACCACCTTTTAACATTATTTTTATATCACAATTTTTTAATAATGATTTAGACCATACTTGAATATTATTACTAAAACCATCCCATAACTCTAGTGTGCCTAATGGTAATTGTTCATCTAATTTTATATCTTTTTTCCATACAAATGCTGATAAAGGAAACTTATCAAAACAAGCACCGTATTCTGGTAAATAAGCTTCGAACATTAAAGCACGACCTTGTATAGACTTAACTGCCAACAATACACACTCAACAAATTCACCGTGGCCTTTTTCTAAATCGTGTAGATACTCTTTTTTTACCCAACATTTCAAATAAGGTATATTAGCTACAAAGTTCATTTATATTGTACAAGACTCGCAAGCCTCGTCCTCTGTTTCTGTTTTAACTTCTTGTTTTTCTTCAGCAACATTATCGTGGTAACCGATAGGGTGTGCTGGTTCGTCTTCGTCTTTCTTACTATCATAAGTGTTTTGATAATATGAAGTCTTCCAACCTAACTTATAAGTCGTCAATAAGTCCTGTGCCATAACGGATATAGGGACTTGACCATCTTCAAAATGTTCAGGATTATATGACCAGTTACCAGATATTGCCTGGTCAAAATACTTTTGCATTACACTAACGATATTTATATATCCTTCGTTGCTCTTCATATCCCATAAAAGCGTATATGAGTTCTTTAGTCGCTTGTAATCAGGCACTACTTGTTTTAAAGGTCCTTTTTTAGACTTCTTAATACTTAAATAATCTCTAGGTGGTTCTATGCCGTTTGTAGCATTAGAAACCACACTAGAGGATTCAGATGGCATTTGAGCCGAGAGTGTGCTATGTCGGAGTCCAGACTCTTTTACTTCTTTTCTTAACCACTCCCAATCGTAAGTTAGATTTCGATTTACAATCTCATCTAATTCTTTCTTGTAAGTGTCAATAGGAAGTATACCATCGGAATATTTTGTTCTATCAAAGTATTTACACTTGCCTTTTTCTTTAGCAAGTTCATTTGAAGCCTTTAATAGATAAAACTGGAAAGCTTCTGACAATTTATCTACTTGTCGCCAACCTAATTTTTGTTCGTATGTGTAACCTTTTTTAGCAAGATAGTGAGCAAGGCCAATATAACCTATGCCTAAACTTCTTCTTGCTTGTGTTGATATTTTAGCTGCCTCAACTGGATAATGTTGATGATCTATTATCTCATCTAAAGACCTAACTGCTAAATCACATAAAGATTCTAATTCGTCTCTCTTATCAATTGTGCCTACATTTATGGCAGATAAAATACATAATGCTATTTCACCTTTACCATCTATGTGTTGAATGGGGTCTGTTGGTAAAGTAATCTCCTGACATAAGTTAGACATATAAACTCTGTCTTTAAAACTAGAGTGTGTATTACAATGATCTATATTCATTATGTAAATACGACCTGTTTCTGCTCTTTCTTTTAACATATCAAAGAATAATTCCTGAGCATTTACTTTAGTTTTCTTTACACTAATTTTTCTTTCTGCTTTTAAATATACTTCGTCAAACTCTGGTGTACCCCACGCCTCGTACAATTCTGGTACTTCGTGTGGTGAAAATAAAGTTATATCTTCATTAGCAATAAATCTTTCATAGAATAATTTAGATAATTGAATAGAGTAATCTAATTTTCTAACTCTATTATCTTCGGTGCCTTTATTGTTTTTTAAAACTAATATATCTTCTATCTCTTGGTGCCATACTGGAAAGTGTACCGTTGCCGAGCCACCTCTTACACCATTTTGTGTACAACACTTTACCGTTGCTTCAAACTTTTTTAGAAATGGTATAACACCTGTGTGTTGTACTTCGCCACCTCTAATTCTGGCATTAATGCCTCTAATTCTACCAGCATTAATCCCAATCCCTGCTCTCTGTGCCACGTATCGTCCAATTGCCATATCACTAGAAAAGATACTAGGTAAAGTATCATCAACATCAACCAAAACACACGAAGCGTATTGTTTGATAGGTGTTCGGACACCTGCCATAACAGGCGTTGGTATGTTAATCTTATATGTTGATATAGCGTCATAGTATTTTTTGACATAACTCATCCTTTTGTTTTTTGGATACTGAGCAAACACGGTGGCAGCTATTAACATATACATAAATTGAGGTGTTTCAAAAACCTCGCCACTTGATCTGTCTTGTACCAAATATTTGTCTATTACTTGTCTTAAACCAGCGTAAGTAAAAGTATAATCTCTTTCGTGGTTTATCCAGTTTTCCATTCTATCGAAATCTCTTTTGTCATACTGAATTAAAATATTTTCATCATAAACTTTTTTCTCTACGGCCTTTTTTACGTGGTCGTAAATATGTGGGTGATCCCATAATTTACCCATAACTTGTTTTCTTAAACTATAAAGGAGTAATCTAGCTGCTACATATTGATAATTAGGATTATCTAAAGAAATTAAATCAGCAGCTGACTTAATAAGTATTTGTTGAATTTCATCCGTTGACATACCATCATAAAATTGTAAACCACTATTCATTTCAATTTGTGATGATGATACACCTTTAATATCTTCTACGGCATATTCTACCATATCGTGGATTTTTTCAATATTAAGAATCTCTTTACCACGAGAGCCTCTTTTTACCACATTAATAATCTGATCTGCTGGCGCCATTACACCTCCTTAATTTTCTTCCAGTATTTTAGTTTTGTCAAAGCAGAAAGCTTTGAATACGTATTGTTACTTATAATATCTTGTAATTCTAATTTTGTCAAGCCTGACATAATCATATCGTTTACATCTTTTAGTTGTAAGT